GTTGCCACTCAGACCACCTGCCTATCCGAACACCGGCGTAATGCCGCTTACGCCGCCGGAGGCGGTAAACCGGATGCTCCCGTCCGATTTTATCTGCATGCTGGCCGTCCCCGCCGCGTTCTGCAGATACACATCACCGCTCGTCGACCGCACGCGCACCGCCGGGCCGGACAGGTCGACCGCATAGGCCGCCGAGCTGGAGGACGTAAACTGCAGACTGCCCTCCGCGCCGCCGATCGTGCCGTTCGAGAAGTTTGTGCCCGCGATCTCAAGACCGTTGTTGATGATGTTGATCTCATCCATGATCTGCTTGAGCTTCGTCTGGATGCTCGTACCGTCGAGCTTCAGATCCGTTGCGTTGATCGTTCCGCCGATCTCCGCCCCCGTGCACGTCAGCTTGCCGTTCGCGTCGACCTTGAATTTGTCCTTGATGGAAAGCCCGCTCGTGCCGAAGTACATGCTCGCGCTGCCCCCAAATTCGTTGGCCGTGCGGTAAATGCTGCTTTCCGAGATCGTCCACGGCCCGAAGGTCGAGTCGGCTGCCGCCGTGATCTTCCCCGACAGCACCGCCCCCGCCGCCTCCAGCGTCCCGGACGGAAAATGCAGCTTCTTGTCGCTTAAATACGCGACCTCCTGCCCGTCCTGCCAGAAGCTCACCCGGTCCGGCGTCACCGTCACCAGCTCGTTCTTCGTCCGGTCGATGACGTTCTCGCCGCCGTCCGTCACCGTCGTCTCGATGTTCCCCACGCCCACGCCGTAGACCGGCACAGCGTCCTTGTAGTACAGCAGCCCCGTCTTGATGTACTGCTGCGAGTTCACCGAGAACTGGTTGTTGACGCCCGCCGTGTAGTCATACAGCTGCTTGATGCCGACGGAGTTTCCCTCGATTGTCAGCTGTGTCTTCTCGAGATACTTGCCGAAGTCCGAGATGGCCACATAGCTGCCGGACAGCTTCGTCGACCACGTCTCCGAGTTCGCCGCGGCGAAGTCCGCCGTCTTGATGATGAGCGCTTTCAGCGCTCCATAGCCGGAGAGCGTCGTTTTCTTCTCCGCCTCGGAGAGGCTGTCCGCGTCGATGGCCTGCGAGATCTCCGTCAGCGTCGCCTTCGCCGACCAGTCGGCGAGGTTCAGCTGCTCGGTCACGCTGCACAGATACCGCCGCATGCTCTCCAGCTGCTCCTGCGTCGTCTTCCCCGCGATCGACGGGTATGCAAGTGTCAAAGATCCCATTACGCATCACTCCCCGCTTCCAGCACCCGTGCCAGACTGAACAGCTTCATCTCGCCCTTCCCCGTCAGCCGGAACTTCAGATGGTCACATCTGGCCGGGCGGATGGGCAGCAGGAAGGTCCGCAGCCCCCGGCCCTCGATATGCCCGCAGTGCCGCCACACGCCGTCTGAATCATACTGCACCCAGAAATCCACGAAGGACCCCTTCGGCAGCTGCATCCGCAGGTTGATCCGGGACACATACTTCTTCCCGACCAGCCCATACGTCATGATCCCCGTCTCCGCCATCCAGCCGACCGGGCCTTCCAGCGTCCCGACACTCCCGTACACGGTTTTGAGCGTCCCGTCCTCAAGGAAATACAGCTCATCGTCCACCCGGGCAAAGTCCTCTGCGTGGGTGCTGTCCTCCCTGTGCCAAAGACCCTTTCTCGTGTCGTAGACGAACAGCGACCAGTTATGACCTTCATCCTCCATGCTGATGAAATACTTCCCTCTGGCGCCGCCCGCCACGGCGTTGTAATACAGCTTCGTCCCGAAGCAGCTTCCGATTTCGCTCGGCAGACTCCCGTCGTACACGCAAACGCCCATCCGCGATTTGTAATACAGCCGGTCATCCACCACGACCAGGCTCTTGCTCGACCCATTCTGCACGCCCGCGCATTTCTGCACGACCACCTGATGCGCCCCCGTCGCCGACGGATACACCCGGTGGAAGCAGTCTTCCTTGAAGAAGATCGGGCTGTCGGCCAGCGTCGCCGCGCCGGTCCACTTCCCGTCCGTGCCGCAGCTCGCGCGCCATGAATCCGTCGACACGCCCTGGTAGCACTCCCAGTTTTTGAAGTCCCCCAGCTTGCAGCAGTAGATCTCATTGACGGTCTCGCCGTCCGCCACGCCGTACTTGCAGCCCCACAGCCGGTTCCCGCTCTCGGTGATGAAGTCCATGCTTGGGACCTTCCGGGCCGTCTTCACGGTCCCGCTCGTCACCTTCGTCGTCTCATCGACGAGGCCGACGATCACGATATAGCTATCGCCCACGTCGTAGAGGATCTGGCTGCCGTTGAGCTTCTCGACCTGCTCGTTCCCGGTCAGCCCCGAAAGCCGGATGCCGTCGTATTGCTGAAAGCCCTTCCCGATGCCGTTCGCGGAAAGCTTCAGATACACCGTCGGCACGGATACCCACTGGCTCGTCGCCTCCGCCCACTGCTTGAGCGCGTGGAGCTTGCCGGACGTATCCAGCCAGTACTGGCCATTCGTCGGGTTTTCCGGCTGGCTGGCTTGCTTATAGCTCACCGTCAGCGCCGTCCCGTCGACGAGGCAGAGGGAAATTTCCACGTTCGAGCTCGCCGCGTCGACCACATTCTCCTGCCCCATGTACCCGTTGTCGGAGTACTTCTCGGTGTTGAAGTAGATCCCGTCCGGGAAGATGCACAGATATGCGCCCATGGAAATGAGCTGCTTCTGCCCCGCCGAGATCGACACGGACGGCATATACGCCTCCATCGAAGCGCCGTTGATATAAAGCACCTGGTCCTGCACCCAGCACAGCGCATCCTTCGCCAGAATGCCCTGCACGCCCTCGATCGCCTGCGCCGTCCCCCGCCTTGGCCGCGGGGAAAGAAGCGGATACTCGTCCGCCGACAGATTCTCCATGTCGTAAAACTCCCCGTCCGCCAGCTCGAGGTTGTGGTTGTATCCGAGAAAGACTTCCGTCATCATGGTCTGCTTCTCAGTCTCCGTCAGTTGTGGTGCCAGCATGGCCTTACCTCCGTTTCATCATGTCCAGCGGATCAAAAATGATCCGCTGCTCTTTCACCGCGCGGATTGGCTTGATCGGCCGCGACATGCAGAAATATCTCCATTCGTCCGCGACGTGGTCTTCCATCGTCGTATCCAGATCCTCTACCTTGTGCTCGTCGTAGATGAGCAGCGGGATCGTCCGGATGAACGCCCTGCAGGTGTTGAAGACATACATCCGCGGATATCCGTCCTCGTCAAACTGCAGCCGGTAGTGGCACTGCATCCACCCCGCGATCCGCTCGTTGTCGCCCTTCGTGAAATATACGCCGTACCGCGCTGCGGTATCTGCGATCGACTCGCCGCGTGACGCGTCCCAGATCGCCGGATCTGCCACGCCGAGGATGTTCTTCCCCTTCAGCCAAGGGTGCTGTGTCTCTGTTTTGTGGATCTCCGAGAACTGTTGATCCGGCGTCCACTTGACGCCCTCGTTCGGTGTCTGCGTGCAGCCGTACAGCTCCATGATCCGGTAGATCGTCCCGTCATAGTCAACTGCCCACCATGCGCAGGAGAACGGCTTCCCGTAGCCGAAGTCATAGCTCCGGCAGATCGTCCATCCGTCCGGAATCTCAAACGGCTCGATGACATGCGTCCAGCGCCGGTCCGTGTAATGCTTTGGGTCGTCCACGAACTCTTCAAAAAACTGCCCTTCGTATGCGTCCCACCGGCCCTCGAGCCATGCGGCGCGGCGCGCCGGCGGCAGCTTCTCCAGTTCCCGCAGGTACTTCGGCTGCGCCTTCATAAGCGCCTTGTTGTCCTGTACCTTCGCCTGAATGAAAAAGTAATCATCCGGGTCCTCATCGTCGTTGAAGTTCCGGTCGACAAACACCCGCTTGAAATACGCATGCCCCGGGCCGCCGGGGTTCAGCGTATAATACGTCCGCTTTGGAAATCCGTTCGTTCCTCGCACGCAAGCATTGATCGCATCGATCCACGATTTCTGCATCTGCCCGGCCTCGTCCAGGAATACCACGTCGTATTCTGCGCCCTGGTATTGTCCGACGTCGCTTTCCTTTGCGCAGTAGCCGAAGGAGATCTTCGAACCGTTCGGGAATGTGAATTCCTTGTCCGTCTTGTTGTACTTCGCAATCCCATGCAGCATCCCCTGCAGCGGCGCAATGTGGTTGTTCTGCAGTTCCTTGTATGTCCTTCTGACGATCAGCACCTTGATACCGGGATACTTGCTGGCAAGCAAAATCGCCTTCACGCGCACAGCCCAGCTCTTCCCACCGCCGCGGGCGCCGCCGTAGGCGATATGCCTGTGCTTGTCTTTCAGGAAAAGCACCTGCTTCGGCTGCGCAGTTCCAAGATCCAACGTCTTCATTCGCTGGACTCCTCCGCGTCATTTTCCAGCAGGATCCGCGTTCCGCCGGTCTCCTGCTTTTCGTCCCCGGCGTCTCTGCGATACCGGAACGCATACTCCAGCGCGAACTGCGCGCCCCGCTGAGAATCCCGGTCGAACAGTCTTTCGGCCGTATATTGTTCCACGCGCGTCTGCGCGCGCGAAATCGAGTCCATAAATTCTTTCCTGGCCTTGTAGTTATACAGACTCTGCTTGCTGGAAAAGCCCAGTGCCAGCGCAAGCCCCGGGATCGTCGGCGGCTTCCGCCCCACCCAGACCGGAGTCCCGTCTTTCTGGTTGAAAACGATGCGCCCGTCCTCATCCCGCAGGATCTCTCCCTTGCAGCTCTCAAAATACGCCTCGATCAGCCCTTCGATCTGCCCCACGGATTCATACTTCGGTTTCCTCGCCATGGCTCACGCCTCCCTTCTGCTTTTCAGCATAGCGTATCCGGAAAATCTTTTCACCCCACGCACGCAGAATGAGCGCATACGGCGTTCCGCATGCGCTTCGGCTCTCATTCTGTTCTTTCGTAGTATCGGAGCTTCGCCGCCGCGATGCTGCACCGCACGTAGTCAAAGCTGGCGCAGTATCGCGTGATGTAGTCTGACGTCTCCCGCCTCTCAGGAAATGCGAGCACGCATTCTCCCTCGCAGCGTATCGTCTTTTTCCCGGCTGCCTGCCAGAATGGGCAGATATACTCCCTGTGCCAGTAGTCGCTCGTCCCTATCACCCTTTCGTTTTAAAACCTTACGCATATACAAGGTTTAATTTAAGCGGCTCCCGTTCCGCTTGTGTTCTGATCTTGGATCGACTACATACTTATAATATTGATACCCGTACTTTGTCGTCCGGGCCTCTACGAGGATGTAACCTCGCGGGGCAACGGGCGGATGCTTGGGGCTGTACTCGCGCACGGCCTCGGTCGCAGGTTCCGGCTCCGGCCGGACGCAGCTGCGG